ATCAAGTTGCAGAGCTTGCAGAGCGTATCGGCCAGCCATTATTAGACTGGCAGAAGCTAATCATTAACGATATGTGCACCGTTGATAAAGATGATTTATTTATTCGTAAATCGAGCCTGCTTTTAATTGCACGCCAGTCCGGTAAGTCTCACCTAGCCAGAATGAGGGCGCTTGCAGGTTTATTCTGCTTCGGCGAAAAGGATATCCTCATAATGTCATCTAACAGAGCCATGGCTATGAAGTCCTTTAACATCATGGCAGACATCATCGAGCGTAACGACTTCCTAAGAGTGCAGCTAAAAGATGGAGACATTAAAAAGGGTATTCGTAGAACCAATGGCGATGAGCGCATTATCCTGGCATCTGGCGCACAGCTTGAAGTAGCAGCGGCAACCTCTGACGGATCGCGTGGTAGAACCTGCGACTTCCTGTGGATCGATGAATTACGCGAGGTATCAGAAGCCGCGATGGACGCTGCTAAATCTGTGACTTTAGCTCGTAAGAATAGCCAGCGTCTATTTACTAGCAATGCTGGCGATGCGTTTTCAAAAGTTTTGAACGATCTACATGAGGCTTGCTTAAATAAGCCACCTAAGAGCTTAGGCTTTTACGAATACAGCGCACCAGACTTCTGCGACATTTGGGATCGCAATGCCTGGGCAATGGCAAACCCATCTTTAGGGTATTTAATTACAGAAGCGGCAATTGAAGAAACTATCGGATCTAGCACAATGGAGGCTGCTCGCACAGAACAATTGTGCCAATGGATCAGCAGCCTTTCGTGTCCCTTCAGCACTGAAGTATTGGAAAACTCTACAGATAGCACTCTCGAAATGGCTCCTGGGGCTTATACTATATTTGGTTTCGATGTCAGTCCTTCCAGAAGGAACGCATCTTTAGTCGCTGGACAATTACTTCCAGATGGCAGGATTGGCATCGGAATCCTTGAGACTTACAGATCTGACACAGCCATCGACGAACTCAAGATGGCGGCATCTATAAAATCATGGGTCGATCTTTACAGACCGATGCTGGTCTGTTATGACAAATTCGCTACTCAAACAATTGCGGACAGACTTGCGCAATCTGGCGTGATGGTTGAATCTGTATCAGGTCAGCAGTTCTATCAGGCCTGCGGGGATCTGCTAGAAGGCATGACGAATAAACGCGTTATCTGGAATGGCATGGAGGAGCTTTTGCAACAATTCCAGAATACAGCTGCTAAAACCAATGACTCAATGTGGCGCATAATTAGGCGTAAATCCGCAGGCGATATTAGCGCGCCGATTGGACTTGCCATGTGCGTTAGTAAGTTAATGATCCCTGCACCTAAGCCACAGATCTATAGTTAGACACGCCCTAGCATATTGTGTATTATCTTGACAAATGCTATAATTTCTGTCTATGGGTATCTTTTCGCGTAAGCCAGAAGTCATGGAGGCTCAGCTAGCTCCTCAAATTATGTCAGATTCTTATCTGACTTATGGGAATTACTTTCCTACATTAGTTACCCGCAGCCAGGCGTTACAGGTTCCCACAATTAAAAGATGTCGAGATATTATCGCGGGAACTATTGCAAGTATCCCTCTAGAGTATTACAAAAAATCTACAGGTGAGAAGATTGCAGCTCCTCGATGGGTTGAACAACCATCAAAGGCACAGCCATTATTTGAAACCCTATTTTTCACAATTGATTCATTATTTCACCATGGCGTAAGTTACTGGGTCATAACTGAGACTTATCTTGAAGATAATCGAATGGCTAACGCGGATTGGGTTGCAAACAATCGCGTTACATTTAATACAGATGCAAACAATAATTTTGTCACACAGTACTTTTTAGATGGAAAGCCCGTACCGATGGCAGGTTTGGGAAGTTTAATTACCTTCCAAAAAGATGAAGGTATTCTCGCAGTAGGTGGCAGCACAATTAAAGCTGCACTAGATGCACAAAAAGCAGCAAGCATCGCATTAGAAACTCCATCTGCGACGGGGTATTTACGGAACTCGGGAGCTGACCTTCCACCTGCTGAAGTTTCTGGATTACTAGCTGCATGGAAGCGTGCACGCCTAAATAACGGTACTGCTTACTTAACATCTACACTTGAATATAAAACTACAGGCTTTTCTCCTAAGGACATGGCCTACCAGGATGCGATTCAGTCATTAGCCACTGAGTGCGCCAGATTATGTTCTGTAGATCCTTACTATGTGTCTGCTTCAATGAATACATCAATGACATATAGCAATGTGGTCGAAGAAAGAAAACAATTAGTCGCTTTGACATTGCAGCCTTATGTTTCTGCGATTGAGTCCAGACTCAGCATGAATGACATAAGTACAGCAGGACATTATGTAAAGTTTGCGTTAGACACCACATTCTTACGCACTGACACAATGGAAAGATTGCTAGTAATTGAGAAGATGCTTGCATTAGGTCTAATCACTACAGAGCAAGCTATGGCAATGGAAAATCTATCACCTAACGGGAGTTCTATTTAATGGAAACCTTATATCTAGAAGCAGCATCGATTGAGTGCTCAGAAGAACGCCGCGAGATCTCAGGCAAGATTGTGCCACTAGGCACAGGCGAGATCGGACATACTAATCTTGGAGCCTACACATTCGCTGCTGGATCAATTGAAATTTCAGATCCATCAAAAATTAAATTGTTATCACAGCATGATCTAAAAAAGCCTATTGGTCGGATGACTGCTGCTGAAACACGCGCAGATGGTATCTATGCAACATTTAAGTTAAGCCGCTCATCTGGCGGCAATGATGCTTTGATTATGGCGCAGGAAGGCCTAGTTACAGGCTTGAGCATCGGCGCAGAGATCATTGCATCTCAACCATCAAAGGATGGTCACACAGTCGTTTCATCGGCTAAATTAAAAGAGGTCTCTTTAGTAACAGTCCCGGCCTTCGCGTCGAGTGAAGTGCTAAAGATTTCAGCAGAGGAAGTCATCCCTGTTGAAGAAATCCAACAAACAGAAAGCGAGACAGCTATGGAGAACATCACTCCTGAGGCAGTTGCAGCACCAGTAGAGGCAGCAGCAGTTGAAGCTGCTCGCCCAACAGTTGCAGCAAGTTACTTCACATCACCACGCGTAAACCTAAATGTTACAGCAGGCGAATACGCTAAGGCACAGATCAACGCATCACGCGGAGATGCAGATGCACGCGACCTAGTAGCAGCGCTACAGGTTGCAACAGTTGCAGAGAACACAGGAATGGTTCCTCCAACATACCTAAAGGATGTTATCGGTATCATCGATTCATCTCGCCCATTCATCGATTCAATCGAGCGCGCTGCACTTCCAGCTTCGGGCATGAAGGTGTTTACGCCAAAATTGGGAACCCAAGCGACTGTGGCTTTGACAGCAGAAGGCGCAGAATTCTCATCTACAGACACTACAGTAACCTTCCAGGAAGATAGTGTGGTCAAGTTCGCGGGCGCCGGAAAACTAGATCTTGAGCTCGTAGACCGCAGCGACCCTTCATTCCTTGACCTATATTTGCGCGAGTTGGCTGCAAGCTATGCACAGAAGACAGATGCTTATGCAGCACAGATCGCATCACAAAATGCAACACAGTCATCTGCTGCAACAATCTACGCATCAATTGCTAAGGGAATCTCTGATTCATACGGCGTAATGCGTCAAACACCTAACAACCTATTGGTTGCAACATCTGGCGGAGAAGACGGCATTGATTTTGCTGGCTTGCTTGCAGCAGTTGATACAACAGGTCGTCCACTATACGCGGCAGCAGCTCCACAAAATGCTAACGGTCTAGTAACACAGGGATCGACTTCTGGCACAGTAGGCGGCTTGGGTCTAGTAGTAGATCCTAACTACACAGGCGACGATGCAAACGCAAAGCACGCACTTGTATATCCAACAATGGCAATGCGATTCCATGAATCCGGCACGCTACAAATTCGCGCCAATGTCGTTGCAAATGGTCAGCTAGAAATCGGCATCTACGGTTATGTTTGTGTAGTCAATCGCTACCCAGCAGCTTTCCGTAAGCTGAATGTTGCGTAAGTAACACACTAAGTCGCTCTGGGGAGTAGTAGCCCTCTACTCCCCAGAGTCTTTAGAAAGGAATGGG